TGAGGTTAGGCCTGTAGACACCAAGCATGTCTGCCGTGAGTGCGTTGTATGCTGCAAGGAACCCAGGACGTGCAAGCACCTGTGAGTTGATCTCTGCTGCTGGCTTGAACTTCTTCTTCAGTTCATCCACCTCTTCGATGACTGTCTCTTCTAGTTCTTCTCTGCTTCTCCTCTTCTGACACTCCTTGAGAGTCCCCCACCGCCACCTGTACGAGCCTGGAGGATGTGTGTCGTCCTTCATGCAGTACCCAGCTGCCTCAGAGTCCGTGCCCCTCGTCTTCTCCCAGTGTGCCCTGCTGTTGAAGTTGCTCTTGAGCCAAGTGAGCCTGTTCCTGCGCTTGAGGATGACAAAGCCCTGGTAGTGTGGAGTTCCCTGCTCGCCCACCTCGTACTGCACTGCGAGGAAGTCAAACTTCTCCTGCTGCTCTGCGTCTTCCCAGAACATGTCGTCGTCTGTAGGGTTGTTGATGGTGAAGCACCACCGCTTAGCTGCTCCGTCCTGTGCTGCCATTGTTGCTCGTTCATTCATGGAAAGAAAGAGTGTTTAGGTTAGGAAAAGAAAGGAACACCACGCCTTAAATGCTGGTTTTGCCGCACTTTTTTCGCTGCATGCACCCAATTATGACATGGAAGATGCCACATTTCAACTGTCCATCCCCTCATTTAAACCCTCTCCTGTGCGTTTCTCCTTCTGATTTTTCTTCTCCTTCACATTTTTGGAACAAATGCCTACCTACGTGTATAAGTATAGACGCCGCTATGGTCGTCGTTACTCGCGTTATCGTCGCTATGGCGCGTACTCTCGCTACCGTCGCCGCCGCTCTGGTACGTCGTCTACTGCGTCGAGTAGAGGCCGAATCCGCGTCCGCGTCCCCGTCCAGCAGGTTGTGACGCTTACGGTCGCAGCCAATTCCATCGATAGTAATGTCCTGACCAGCTCCCCGTTCTATAGAGACGCCTCCACCGCCCCCCTTGCTGTCGCTGCTGCTGTCAATATGCCGCTTTATGCAGCGTATGGTAACTTGTATGATCAGGTGAAGTGTGATGGTGTTGTGACAACCTTGAGTGTTGTTTCGCCAATTGGTGCTTCTGCTGGTGCTCTTTCTGCTCTGCAGGTGATCGTTGCTTATGATCGCCAGGGTACAAAGAATGAAGTCACGAATGATGCGTCGTTGCCGTCTGCCATCACTGTTGGACAGCTTTTCAGTTACTCGTCTGCTGTTGCAAGGAGTGCGATTAACAATAGTGTTGCGAAGATGACTCGTTCCTGCTGGGCGTCTGATCTTCAAGAGAGGACTATGTTCCATGACAGTACTATCTTTGGCACTTCTGGCGGTACCCGAGTGTATGACCATGATTTTTACTCTAATGCGGCGAAGGTTGGATACTTTGCCCCTCTGACGATGATTGGTGTGCGTCTTCCTGCTGCTCCCACGGCTGCTGTTACAGTTCAGCTGCTTCTTGAGCAGACATACTACTTCACATTCCGTCAACCGAAGTTTGGTGGTGATCCTTCTGCCACTGCCAATACCAGGATGGCTTCCATTCCTGTTATGTCTCAGCGTAGCGATACTCGCCGTCTTGACACTGAAGGTGATATGGATGATGCTGGTGGACTAGATGATGAAGACGCTGCTGCTGCTGTTCCTGCTGCTCAGATCCGCCGTAGTGAACTGCGTGAAGACCTGCGCCAATTCTTTCCCAATCTCCCCCAATGATGTGTAAATTCCAATGAAATTTCGATGAAAACTCCGTGAAATTTAGGATTTAGGTTTAGGATTAGGGTAAGGGATATAAAAATTAGAGAAATTAGCAGGACCAAGCCCACGCCATTAGATTAGGAACGTGATGGTGAGTGACGCAAGCCATGAGTCCAGCGAGACATAGTGACCCGCGTGGGAGAGAGTGCTGCGATAGTACCGCTGTGACGTCATAGTACCGCCCAATTCATTATATCGGTACTGGTACTATGGTTCTATTGACTAGGGGACGGTGCAGTGTTACCGTCCCCGACGTCAAGAGATGCCATGTCGTCATCAAGTTTGTCCTGTTCGACCTGACTGAGTGCCTCATCACTCAGCTCCTCGTGCTCTCCAAAGTCTGCTGCCTTCGCGAGTTCATTCATGAACCAAGTGCGTGTGTTGTCGATCCAAGTACCTGTCGCTCCGAGTGCCATGCCGCGTACAGGCTCCAAGTAGGTGCCGCATGTCCTGTAGCACCTGTTTGTCCCGTTGCTGAAGCCAAGCCTGTCCCAGAGTGCAAGGAGTGCGTCCGACCGCTTCCCGTCTTGCTCCTCGTTCCTGTACCAACCATCTGGCCTGGTGTTGCTCGTGATGATCGCCAGTGTGTACATTGCAGGCCTCATGCCGCCCTTGACCTCGAGTGCCATTGGATAAGGATCGAGCAGTTTGAGCATCTTCTGCAGTGGAATCTGCCCTGCGAACTCCTCGAACACCATGACTGTCGCCGTTGGATTCGCGAACCAAGTGCCTCCGTTCCCGATGATTGCCCTGCCTGCCTTGGGGAAGAGTGTGTTGATTGCGAAGCTTTTGCCCGTTCCAGGTGGACCAACCATCGTGACGATCTTGAGGTTAGGCCTGTAGACACCAAGCATGTCTGCCGTGAGTGCGTTGTATGCTGCAAGGAACCCAGGACGTGCAAGCACCTGTGAGTTGA